CCTGATGGATCTACAAATTACATTGCAGACGTAATTAACAACCAGTCTAATTACGTTTGGTTGGTAGCAGCAGATAATATTGATAGCTCTTTCTATGGGGTTAACAGTATCGGAGGTGATGCAATTGATGAGACTACCGTTTACACATTAGCTCCAGGAAATGAAAACGTAAAAACCAAAGTTCTTAAGAATGGATCTACTTCTACAGATTTATCGGTAGCTAATTATTCTAGCGGATATCAAACTGTCGAAGACGTCGATGCTTATACGGTTGATTTCTTAATTGCTCCTCCTCTCAATAATAGTAGCTTTACAGATTCTGATAATAATACTATCGTTAATAGCTTGGTATCTATTGCAGAACAAACTCGTAAAGATTGTGTGGTAGTAGCTTCTCCCCCATTATCAAGAGTTCAATCTTCTACAAGTGTCAATGACATTGTAACTTTTGCAAAAGGTATTACTCAAAGTAATTACTTATTCTTAGATAATAACTATCTGAGTGTGTTCGATAAGTATAATGACAAGTATGTCCGTATTCCTGCTAACTCTTCGACTGCGGGTCTGATGGCGCAAACTGACTTTACTAATGCTCCATGGTTCTCTCCAGCTGGTCTTACAAGAGGTAGATATTTCGGTGTAACCGATATTTTAACTTCTCCGAATAAAGCTGAAAGAGATACTCTTTATAAAGCTGGAGTCAATCCGATTGCTAATATCCCAGGAGCAGGTATTGTTCTTTATGGCGATAAGACCATGCAGAATCGTCCATCTGCATTCGACCGTATTAACGTACGTCGTTTGTTCCTGACTCTGGAAAGAGCAATCTCTGAAGCTGCTAAATCTGTACTCTTTGAATTCAACGACGAGTTCACCAGAGCACAGTTTGTTAATATCGTTGAGCCATTCCTCAGAGAGGTAAAAGGACGTCGTGGTATTACCGACTTCCGGGTGGTTTGTGATACTACTAATAACACTCCAGAGATTATTGATCGTAACGAATTCGTTGCTACTATCTTTATTAAGCCTGCTCGCTCGATTAACTACATCACTCTGAATTTTGTAGCTACTCGTACTGGTGTAGACTTTGAAGAAGTAGTTGGTCTGTCATTCTAAACCGCTTAACTAAGGAGATATAAGCAATGGCTATTTTAGGAGTCGATGACTTCAAGGCAAAACTGAAAGGTGGCGGTGCTAGACCTAATCTATTCAAGGCAACGATCAACTTTCCAGGTTATGCTGCAGGAGATGTAGAACTCACATCGTTCATGTGTCGGGCAGCTCAGCTTCCCGGCTCTATCATGCAGGAAATTATTGTACCATTCCGTGGTCGTGAACTGAAGATTGCTGGTGATCGTACGTTTGACGTATGGACAGCAACTATTATTAACGACACCGACTTCAACGTCCGTAATGCTATGGAACGTTGGATGAATGGGATCAATGCTCACTCGCTCAACACTGGTCTTACTAACCCTATTGATTACCAGGCTGATCTGGTAATCGAACAGTTAGACCGTGATGCAAGTGTCCTGAAAACCTACAACTTCCGTGGGTGTTTCCCAACCGATATTTCTCCAATTGATCTGGCATATGATCCTGCCGCAGCAATTGAAGAATTCTCTGTAACCTTCCAGGTTCAGTACTGGGAATCTAACACCACCGATTAAGGTGTAATAAATAGAGTAGGGGAGAGAATAGGCTTTTCCCTACTCTCATTTTTGGAGAAAGTGTTTTGGCAGACGATAGTTTAAAACTCTTTGGCTTGGAGATTAAGAGAGCCCGAAGAGAAAAAGAAAAAGAGCAGCTTCCATCTATTGTTCCGCCCTTAGATGATGATGGCGCAGGTTATATTACTGCTGCCGGAAGTCACTATGGATCTTTCGTAGATCTTAGTGGTGACCAAGCTAAGGATGACAAGGATCTAATCAAGAAGTATAGAATGATTTCTATGCATCCTGAAGTGGACGCTGCTATAGAAGACATTGTCAATGAAGTTATCTCAGGTGAAGACGACTTGGTAGAACTGAACATGGACAATGTAAAAATTACTGATTCTATTAAGAAGCAGATTAAAGAAGAATTTGATAATGTTGCTGCAATGCTGGACTTCCAGAATTATGCGCATGACATTTTCCGTAGATACTATGTAGACGGAAGGGTCTATCACCACTTGGTCGTAGATCCAAAGAGGCCTCAAGAAGGTATTCAAGAAATCCGTCCGATTGACGCACTTAAGATCCGTAAGGTAAAAGAGGTAAAGAAGGAAAAAGATCCTGTTACCGGTGCTAATGTTATTAAGAAGGTAAATGAGTACTTTATCTACACCGAGGATAAGTCAGGTGGAAGTACTAACTATGTTGGTGGGTCTAATAATAAGAATGCTGTTAAGATCTCTCCGGATGCTATCAGCTATGTAACTAGCGGACTGCTAGATTCTAGTCGTAGAAAGGTAGTTTCGTATCTTCATAAAGCTCTAAAACCTGTTAACCAGTTACGCATGATGGAAGATGCTTTAGTTATCTACAGATTGGCTAGAGCACCTGAGCGTCGTATTTTTTATATCGACGTAGGTAACTTGCCAAGAGGTAAGGCAGAACAGTACCTTAAGGATATTATGGCAAAGTATCGTAACAAATTGGTATACGATGCCAACACCGGTGACCTCAAGAATGATTCTAAGCATATGTCTATGCTTGAAGATTTCTGGCTACCAAGACGTGAAGGTGGAAGAGGTACAGAGATTAGTACGTTGCCTGGTGGTGAGAACTTAGGCCAGATTGAGGATATCCTCTATTTCCAGAAGAAGCTTTACAAGGCACTTAACGTACCTACTAGCAGATTAAATCCTGAGGATCAAGCAGGGGGTCTTTTAGGACGTAGCTCTGAGATTACTAGAGATGAGTATAAGTTCCAGAAGTTTGTTAACAGACTCCGCCGTAGATTCTCCGATCTGTTCTATAATGTCTTGAAGAAGCAGTTAATTCTAAAAGGAATCATTACAGAGGAAGACTGGGAAGAGTGGAAGGGTGATCTGTATGTAGATTACATTACCGACAACTACTTCTCTGAGCTCAAAGAGACGGAAATGTTGAGAGAGCGTGTTGGTATGTTGCAGCAAATTGAGCCATACTTAGGTACTTTCTACTCTAAAGAATGGGCACAGAAGAATATATTGATGCTGACTGATGACGATATCAAAACTATGAAGGATCAGATTGATCAGGAAAAAAAGGATGGTGACATTCCGGATCCAGATCAAGAGCCAGATATTTGATATTAAAAACAAAATTATTATAAATATATTACAATTAGGATTATAAGGACTTTTTCTATGGTTGAGAACATTGGTGATTTTTTAAATAATGTAGCAAATAAGAACTTTGTCGAAGCAGAGAAGCAATTCTCTGACATGATTAACACACGATTAGCAGATCGCCTCGAATCACATAAGGCTATGATCGCTAACCAAGTATACAATGGTGTTGATCCTGAAGAAGAAGACGTAGAGCTTGAAGACGATGTTGTCGAGCCAGAAGAAGAAGTAGAAGAAGATGCAGAGCTTTAAAGAGTTTGCCAAAAACATTTCTCCTAAAGGTCATAAGATCCTTAAGGTCTTTGACATGAAGGGTGGAGAGACTATGGTAACTAAAGACCTAAAAGGTAAGTTCAATGTAATGTTTGACAACCAGGTGGTCGATACTCTGCGCACTGAGAAAGAAGCAATGAGAGCTGCCAAGCAATTCGGCAGCATGATGGGTAAAAGGTAGATTCAAATGAAGACGTTCGTTGAACTGCGTGAAGAGATTGCTCAGATTAATGAGAACCGTAAGCCGATTATTGATTATGCTGATGTTGGAGAGGTTGAAAAAGTTGAACATATTCTTAGGGATGAACTGACTAAATTAGTTACTTTTGAATATGAATGGAAAGACCCTAATAACAAAGATTTAGGAAAAAATGCTACTGCTGAAATCAAGAAATTTGGTTTGTCTATTAAAGGTTTCAGTAAAGGGGGCATAAGAGTTGAGCCTAACATTTATGAGCGGGGCAAAAAGATAGCAAACTTTAGTGAACTTGGATTTGATAGGAGCGATTCGTCATTGAGTTCAACACGTGCTAGTGATATGACATCTTTGATGCAGCATGTTCTTGTTCGGTCTGCCTTGGTTTTCGCAAAGCCGTTGAAAGTTAAGGCACAAAAAGCTCTGGATAAGGTTCGGGCGGATGATGAGAAGATGCGTCGGCGAGATGCGGCATTAACTCGATCGTTTAAAAAATAGGTGGGTAAAAGGTAAATCAAATGAAACTGATTACAGAGCATACAGAAGAGGTTTCTTACATCGTCGAAGCTAAAGAAGGCGGCGGTAAGAACTATATCATTGAAGGTATCTTTGCCCAGGCGGAACAGAAGAACCGCAATGGAAGAATTTATCCAAAAGCAATTTTGGAATCAGCAGTTTCTAAGTATGATAAGGAACAGGTGAAAACCCAACGTGCAGTAGGTGAGCTGAATCACCCTGCAGGTCCTATCATTAACTTAGATAAAGTTTCCCATCGCATTACCGAACTGAATTGGGACGGTAATAACGTGATGGGGAAAGCACTTATTCTTGACACCCCTAATGGTAAGATTGTGAAAGGTCTCTTAGACGGTGGAGTTAAGCTAGGTGTTTCAACTCGTGGTATGGGAACTCTTGAGCAAAAAGGTGGAGTGAACATGGTCGGTAAAGACTTTGTTCTCAACACCGTAGATATCGTACAAGATCCATCTGCACCATCAGCTTTCGTTAATGGAATTATGGAAGGTGTAGAGTGGATTTGGAACAACGGTGTTTTAGAGCCTCAAGAAATTGAAAAAATTGAGACTGAAATTAAAAATGCTTCTAGGTCTGACCGTTCTGCGGTTGAGATGCGGGAGTTTAAAAATTTCCTCTCTAAATTAAATTTTTAACAGGAGAAAAACATGTCTGAACAAGAAATGTTAGACGACATTGAATCTGTTGAAGAAGTTATTGAGGAAGAAACTCTCGATGATTCTGAAGCAGAAGTCGCTGATAATGTTTCCGAAGCTAAGGATGGTGTAGAAACTGAAAAAGCTTCTATTGCTTCCGTAGCAGCCGGTTCCAAGTCG